CCTGTCGGTCAAAGCCAAGAACTCTAATAGGGGGTTCGAAGCTGATATGGGAGAGGGGAGCAAGATCGTCATTCAAGATGAGTCAAGTCTTATCCCAGACCAGATTGAGTCAACCATCTTCCGTATGATTGCAGGTAAGAAGGATGCCGTATATGTGAAGATTGGAAACCCCTTCTATAGGAATCATTTTTATAAAAGTGCTATAGACCCTAGGTACGAGAAGATATTTATAGATTTTAAGCAGGGATTAAAGGAAGGGCGTTATAACTATGATTTCATAGAGGAAGCCAGGACTAAACCTAATTTTGACATTCTTTATGCCTGTCAGTTCCCCCCAGAAGGGACGATTGGTAAGGATGGGTATACGAGGTTACTTACTGATAGAGAGGTGGAGAATGTAGTAGTACCCCAGGGAATACACTCCGGCTATAAGATCCTGGGCATTGACCCTGCAGCCGGAGGTGACAACTCAGCTATCGTATTAAAGAGTGGGCAATACCTCGAAGTCCTCTTTAACCAGCAGCTTTCTAATACCATGGACCTCGTGGGCGTGGCGATGGATTTGTATAGGGCTAAAGGAGCTGATTACATAGTGGTGGATAAAACCGGGGTGGGGCAGGGGGTATATGACCGCCTCATGGATGGGGGGTACCCTATGCGGGGTGTCTCCTTCGGAGAGAAGAGTGAGGATGATATGTTTGCGAACTTGAAGGCGGAATGGCACTGGCGATTACGAGAGTGGCTGTTAAAGGGAGGGAGATTAATCACCAACCCCGGTTGGCACGAATTAAGAAATATTCGTTATAAGAACCGCGATGGAAAGATTTCTATCCAACCCAAGGAGGAATTGTTCAAGGAAGGTATTGCTTCCCCTAACTGTGTGGATGCCGCTGTATTGACAATGGTGATAGGAGACCTGACGATTAGGAACGATAGAATCTTTCGTAGGCAGGGTAATACGTTCAAAGATTCAATGACTGACATTTGGAGAGCGTAATATATGAAAAAGAAATTCAAAGACGTACAGAAGTTCGGAGGGAAAGAGGATTTGGGAAGTGTAAAGTTCAATGGTAATACCCACGAAGCCTCAAGTCTTGAAGTTACTTCTGATACGAAACTTGAACATGATGAAGGATACGGAGAAGCAGCAATCATCAGACGTTTTACGTTTGGTATCAATCCCGAATCGTTTAAGAAAGCACCACCAACGAAACAAGAACTCTTTAATTCACATCTCAAGGGAATTGAAATTGCTCTGTGGAGAGATGGCATGAAGATCATGACCGAAGTGGAACCGAAGATTGGTTTTGAAAAGTCTACCTACCATATTTATGTTGGCGCTCGTCCCATGAAGGGGCACATACTCACGCAGCGTCCACAGACTTTAAGCGAGATTGCTCATGGCTGAGAAAGAATTAAGTGTACAGGAGATTAGAGATTCCCTCCCGGAACACACAAAGAAGATTTACTCCAACTACATGGAGTCTTTCTATTTCTTGGAACCGAGAAAGCGAAGACAAGCAAATCAAATTGCACTTCTCAATAATCTCCAGAGAGGAGATGAAAACATTTCAAGTACTCTCCTTCTCACATTGTTCAATCGAACGATGAGTAATCTCTACGACGATAAGATGCAAATCAAATTCGTCCCAAGTGAAGAGATGGAGCAGAAGAAAATTACTTCTCTCAACATTCTCGCACAGAATGATTATCGAGAGATGGGAATGAAACGATTGGATTACGACTGGACGTGGGACACTCTCTTCTTCGGGAGAGGCTATATCGAGACTCTGCGTTTTGACCACAAGAGAAAACTCATGCAGCCGCATGTGATTAACCCACTGGTGTTTGGTTATGACCCTTTCTTTGAAGATCCACAGCAGTGGCGCTACTACTGGAAGTGGCTGACCAAATCCAGCACTGAAATAAATAAACTAATCAACGCAGGAATCATCACGGGTATTACACATGCCTCAGAGATCCCTTCAGGTATTGATCCCTTCTTGTGGAACTATCGTGTCATTAAGGAAAGGGCTAAATACGTAACACCCCAGGCTAACGACACCTACCAAGGAGATATTCACCAGATACTTGAGTACTTCGGCTACGATGAGAATGGAGATAAATGTGTCTACTGGTTAGATAAGAACTTCACAAAGGTTTTGTATAAGGAGAAGTTAGACCTCCGTGATGGTCCTGACATTCTCGCTCCTGATGGAAGTCCTATAACCACGCAGTCGCGCTGGCCGATAGTGGTAAAGGAAGCATTCCGTGAGCCACACTCATCAGTGAACTTCTCAGTCGCCGACCTCCTCGAAGATAAACACCGCGCACGTAGTGTCCTTCTCAATCTTGCATTCCTCGCAGCGAAAGATAAGGCAAACCCTATCTATCAATACAACCCTGACAAGGTTAAAGATGTTACGCAGCTCTTCTCACGTCAGATTTACCAGCACATCCCGGTGACTGACGTAGCAGCAGCAATTGCACCACTCAACACAGACCCTGCGATGGACCCAACCCTCCAGGTGTTCATGCAGGTGATGAACCAGGAAGCATCTGACCCTATTGGTACTAATATCCAGGCTGCTCCACAGAAGAAAGGAAGCGAGACCGCAACGGAAGCAGCGATTCAACAGCAGCTCTCAGACCTCGCGCAGTCACTGCAATCCAAAGTCCTCCAAATTGGGGTCGAAGAGTTTTGGAATCATTGGTACGCACGCTACAAGCGCTATGCAAAGGCAGGAGATGAGAAGGTTGCAACCGTTGTTGGTGTGAAGGGACTCTCATTTGAGACGATAAAGCTGGAAGAAATCATCACGACCTTCCCACCAGGCGTTCAAGTCTTCTCTGCGAAGGAAGCAGAGTATAAGGAACTCGTGGAACGTCGTGACTTAATGGAGATAATCCCAATGCTCCAGGAACATTTGACGCCAGATGGTATCAAGAACTTCTACAAGTATGTCTTCTTGCCGAAGTTCCAGTCACTCGACCCGCAGACTATAGAAGTTCTTCTCCCTGATTCCTTCGATGAAATCAAGGCAGAAGAAGAAAACGATTCTCTCGACCAGAATAAACTCCGTGATGTACTCCCAACTGATAATCACGAGCAACACTTGGCAGTACACGCGCAGGGAGTTAACACGTGGGCGAAGTTTATCCACATGCAGTGGCACGAAGAACTCCTCTCAGAGCAGCGTAAGCAAGAACAGGAGATGCAGATGATGGCGATGCAACCAGGTTCCCCAGGGGCTGATAAGATGAAGCTACCGGATGAACCGGCAGAGCCAAAAGTCGGCGTTACAGAGCAGTCTCCTCTGAGCGCGGCAGCATCGTTAAGAGACAAAACATTACAAAACATAGGTCAGAAAAACATAATGCAATAATATGGCAAGCAATTACTCCGCAGGGATTCCAATTGGCAACAATGGAACACCCCAAATAGGTTCCCCAGCTCCCTTCAAAGCAGTTGGGCGTTATTTCGTAGAAAACGGTGTAGTCTCTTCAGTGATTACGCTCACCGCAGACACAACCGCTATTGAAATAGCGAACTCTTCATTGAACCGCGCAGTTCTCCTTCGCTGGGTAGCAACCAGTGACACCGCAGCGAGTGTGACGACAGCTAACTTCGACCATGCAGTCGCAGCGAACGACTATCGTCGCTTCGTAGTCCCTATTGAGGGTATCAACAACTCACAAGGCTACGGCTCTATGGTAGGGGCAAACATCGCAAATGGCCTCTTCCGTCGTGTCGCAGTCATCAGTGCAGGTCCTGCATCAATTCTTACTACTGAATACGGTTCATCTAACAGTTACTAACATGGCAAAGAAGAAAATTGAGACCCCCGAGGTCGCAGAAGTCGTAGTAGCGGAGGTAAAAGTATCCCCGCTCTCTATTGACTTAGGAAGGGAAGACCTCAACACTGTAGTTACAAAGTTAAATGAAGTAATAGACTTCTTGAATCATGGAAAAGAAAAAGACAATGGGTAAGATGCACAAGAGTAAGGTCAAGAGCGCAGCGTCGAAGGCTCTTGGTAAGAAATACAAGTAAAAGGTCGAGTTAACAGATAAACAATAAAAACTATGGCAATTCGATTCCCTTTGCAGACAGTTCTTTACTCTGACAACTCAACAGAAGTCGGAGCAGGTTCAGCTGTCGGAGGTGTAGCGCTTCCTTTCGTCATCCCACAGGATACGGACGGAGTTGTGGTGAAGTTCGTCGCTTCAGTGGCTGGTGCGGGTGTCTCGGCACTCCTTCAGACGACTGATGACGGTGGAACGACCTGGTATGACGTTGCTCGTACCTCAGTCGTATCCAACGCAAATGGAGCTACCGCAGTATGGTGTGCTGGTCCAGTCGTAGGTGCAGGTATGGCTACCGCTCAAAACGGTTTCCCTACCGCTTCTATCTTGACTGTCGGCATCCGTTCAACGGCAGCCTCGACTCTGGCTACAAACCAGATTTCAGGGCTTCCAATGTTGAGTCAGCAAGCACGTGTCTTCCTCATCCTTGGGGGAAACATTACATCAGCGGCTTCAAACTCGCTGATTACGGAAGTATTGGTCAATAGTCAGTCAGCAACAGCCTAATGAATAACTCATCTATCAGACTGGAATCCTTTGAACCACCTTCGGATGAACTGAGACTCAAAAAGCTCAGAGAATTAGAGGGAAGGAACATACGGATCATCACAGCGATAGAAGAGATTCAGAAGACTGCTGCGTGGAGTTCTTTGAAAGAAATAATCTTTGATGGTCTAGTCTCGGGGCTTGAGAAATCAGTCCTCGAAGAGGCTACCAAGGATACTCCTGAGCCTTTGAAGCTCTCTCGCCTTGCGGGAGAACTGACATGGGCACGTCGTTTTGCAGATTTGACTGGCTATGCAAACGAAAAGAGGAGTGAACTATTAGCGATAAGAGAACAGCTTTATGGCAAATCAGAAAACAGAGGGTGAAAACCCCGCGACGGAGCGCGATACTGCTCCTGCTACCGTAACGCCCGTAGCTGCGGCTCCACGATACGTCATGCCTCATGAATATGAGGTTGAGCGTGTCGGGAATCTATCTTCAGGGGTCACGATTGTGTTCCCCGAAGTCCGTGGCGGTGTGTGCGAGTGGTGTGGTGTTATTGATGGGAATTATCCCTCTCAGTATCAGTACAAGCTCTGCCCTCACTACCGCGGCAAGCAGCTGTCGTGTTCCTATTGTCCCGCCGAAAAGGATGTGGACGATGTTATCAACCACTCAGTGCTACGAATCATGCAGCACCCGGATCATCCAAAGAAGTTGTTGATCCACTGCAACTCGTATAACTGTTTGAGGAAACACGAACAACGCTGGAAGATAGCAAATTCGTAGGCAGGAGTTGGTCTCCCTACCTACTGTAAGGACCAATTCGTGAGCAGTGGTTCGCCGCCCTGCAAACATTGTTACCAAATAAATCAAATAATATGGCAGAAGAAGGACAAACAATTACTCAAACCGCTCCTACTGAGGGTCAAAATGAAACTCGCAGTAATGAACGGATCACTCAACTCTCTGAGAAAGTGAAAGTAGAGGCTGAGGCACGCGCAGCGGCAGAACAGAAAGCCGCTGAAGCCGAGAGGAAAGCAGCATTTGCTGAAGGATACGCAGACTTTGCTCTCAAGAATCCCGTTGCGAAAGACTTCAAGCAACAGATTCAAGAGAAAGTCATGGCGGGTATGTCAGTTGAAGATGCTGGTTACGCCATCTTAGGCAGGGAAGGGAAGCTCGGTGCTTCCCCAACCCAGAGCATCGTGCAGAGTCCAGCAGGAGGTTCCGCGACAACCTATGTGCCAGCCGAAGGTCAGAAAACCATCGGCCAGATGACACAACAGGAACGTCGTGCAGCCCTCGCTGAACGTGCAGGTGAACTGGAAGATATCCTCGCTCCTCGCGCTCGCGCTTAACGTACACAGAGAGAGAAAACAATGGCAACAACTATTCGATCAACAAACTGGGGTGGTTCATCAGCGAACACTTCGGAGCTTCTCGTTGCATACATCAACGAAGAAATCCGCACGCTGGAACCAATGCTCCAGTATGCACGCTTGGGTGTGCGAAAAGACGCCCCGAAAGGCTTCGACCGCATTCTCTTCCCGCAAACTAACCAGCTTCCTAACAAGATCAACATCAACGTCAACAGCTCGGTAACGAGTTATGGTTCGTATGTTGGTGGTGGTATTGGTGGCTCGGTCTACGGTGCGGGCGCATCTGTTATTGGTGACGCTGCAATCGCTCCTGGAGCACCTGTCTCTTCGTCAACAGGTATGGCTGCAATCGTTGAAGGTACGAACCCAACGTCAGTGACGTGGGGTGCTACCTCATACGGTTCTGGTCCTTTCCAGTACGGTATCTTGGTGCAGGTTTCGGACCTCTTGGTTCGTGACTCTGCTATCGAGGTGGTGGACTCGTGCTCACGACAGGTTCGTGAGTCACTCGCACGCCAGGTTGACGCAGTCATTCAGACTGTCGTGAACTCGGGTGTGAACGGTGTCATCTACTCAGGTGGAAAGACATCTCGTGCAACTCTCGCAGCTGGCGACACAATCGCTCAGAGCGACATGGTGAAGGGAACGACATGGATGCGTGCAGCAAACGCTGCAGGTGTTCGCCCGTTCGAGGGCGGCTACTATGTAGCAGTCATTCACCCATACGCGATGGGAGACTTGATGACCAACACCGCAACAGGTTCATGGACAGACATGGCACGTTACTCGAACGTCGATGACGTACGAGCAGGACGTGTTGGTGACTTCCGTGGAGTCCGTTACTTGGAGTCTGCTCACCAGCAATACTTCAACTCAACGACCAACGTGCTCCCAACGACAATTATCGGAGACCAGTCATTCGGTTGGGGCTTCTTCCAGGAGCCAACACCGATGCTTGTTACAACTCCAGACAGTAACAACCCATTGAACCTCTACACCTCGATCGGTGGAAAGGTTACTCTTGGTGTCACTCGTTTCGAGGACAAGCCAGGTGTCTTCCGTGTCGTTCGTGTTGAATCTGCAATCTCTAATTAAGATTGCTGTCATGGTGTGTCCCTTTAGGGGGACACCCACATGGCAACAAGCGTGTTGGCAGCAATACAGTACACCCAGCGTCTGGCACAGACGGACTCCAATGGTATCGGGAGTGTTTTAGGATTGTCTCTCTACAACGATGCACTGAATGAGATGACGCGAGACATGCTCAACAGGAATCTCGACGCTGCACAGACGCAGGAAGCCTATTCTGATTTGACTACAAACAGTCCGAATACCTATGCGTGGCCGACGGATATGTATTCTTTGAAGACGATTGAAGTGAACTTTGAAGGACAGGACGAGCAGAGCTATATCCAAGCACGTCCAATGGACGTTGCGAACATCCAAGGACAGTCGTTCTCGTGGCTTCGTGTCCACCAGCCGAAAAATCAGCCACTCTTCGATAATCGTGGAGATACATTCGAGATTTTTCCCACACCTACGTTTGCGAACTCGCAAGGTCTCCGCATCTTCTACTTCTTGGTCCCAACTGAAGCAACGAGCGTAGAACAAGCAATCCAGTATCCACAGACACTCGATTACCGCGCTCTCTCTTGCAAGATGGCATCTATGTACTATCGAACTCAGAATGATGCAGAGATGGCAGCTATCTACGAAGCAGAATACCAACAGAGAATAGCGAAGATAATCAATATCCTCGCTCCCGGCACACAGCAACCAATCCAACCTTCTCCTCTAGCAATTTCAGGCTGGCAATTCTAATTATGACGACCTGGACAGACATCCCAAAGCCAGTAGGTACGACATCTGTAGTGACCGTCGATTTTATTGGTGGAGTTCCCATTGGACTGCTTCTTTCTCTAACTCAGTCTTCAGTCATAGGGACAACAATTGTGACTACCTCAAACTGGACAGAAGTCCCTTATAACAGTGCCTCTTGGTCTAATGTGCCAAAGGCAACATAGGTATGGCTACTTTTGGAAAAACAGACAGAGGGCCACTAGGAGCTGTACTATTCCCAGCTTCTTCAGTTATAGTCTCTGCTTCGAGATTCACACTCCCAGATAATAATGCTGTCATCTCAAAAATGACATTCTTTTCATCAGCTTTGTCAGGAGACCCGGCTTCATCTGTCAAACTTCTTATTTATGACAAGGGGGGTAATGACCTCCCGTCATCTTTAATTGCCGTAACTCAAGCAGCTTCTGTCGGGGCTGGAGTGAACATCTTTATAGACGCTCCTTTTGCTTCACCTCCGACCCTCAATTCAGGTGATTATTTCCTTGGCTTAATAGCAAATGGACAGATATGGACAACTGCTTCAACCATAGGAGCCGGAACACTTCTTAACCCGGTATCAGGAAGCAATGCAAATGCGTATCCTACGGTTACAAGTCCTTTTCCATCTGTCGTTACGCTTTCAGCGAATCAGAAAGCTATCTACGCTACTTACACTGTTGATTCCCCATCAGAAGGATTTACTATTGCATTAATATAAACATTATGGCTAACGTACCCATTACATACGGTTCAGGTCAGGCATCCATCGCTGGAGACACAGTGGGTGCTGTAACCTACCAACAAATTAAGATTGCAGACGGAACAGCAGGAGGAACCACAGGTCTCATTGTGAACGCTGATGGTACCCTGAACGCACGCATCAGTGGTTCTGTTCTCTCCGCAGGAAGCACATTCAATGGCTCAGTCTCAGGAACTGTGGGAGCCTCAGTCATCGGCCACGCTCCCGTCTTCATTGTTGGCGGTTCAATTGCAGGGACCTTTACTACAGCAAACCAATCAGTTTCAGGTACAGTCGGCGCTTCAATAATAGGAACAGTTCCCGTTGTTCAATCAGGAACTGTCATCACCTCAATAGCTGGCACGGCAAACGTATCAGGCTCCGTCGCAGCATGGATAAACTCATCTAACTCATCTGTCATCGGAGTACAGCAAGGTTCAGTTGCAGTAGCCATCATCTCAGGCTCTATCGCTGCCACCTTCACTCCTCCGGCTAACCAGTCAGTCTCTGGCACAGTTCAGACTGATGTACGAGGCTCGGTTGCCGTTGCAATCATTTCCGGTTCAATAGCGGCAACCTTTTCGCCCCCTGCCAATCAATCAGTGTCGGGGACCGTCGGAGCTTCCGTGATAGGACACGCTCCTGTAGTAATCGTTGGAGGCTCAATAGCGGCATCGTTCACGCCACCTGCAAACCAGTCGGTTTCAGGAACCGTGAACATTGGCACAGGAGGTCCTGTATCGGTTCTGGGAACAATGTCAGTCATTGGGACTGTTCCTGTTACACAAAGTACTAATCCGTGGACTGTTGTCTCTTCTCTCGCAGGGGGCATCTTCCCAATCTCTGGTTCAGTTGCAGCAGTCGTAACAAACACAGTTCCAGTTACAGCTGTTGGTTCAGTAATTGCAACAAACATTGGTTCAGTCATCACTGTCTTCCAAGCCCCTTCAATCGTTGGATCATACGCAGAAGATGCAGCGTTTGCTCAGAACGACAAAGGTCTCTTTGTCCTCGGAGTACGAAATGACAACATGTCATCGGTTACATCTGCTGATCTCGACTACTCTCAGATGGCAGTTGGTCCAATAGGTGAGAACATTGTCGCTAACGCTCCAATTACCAAGTGGGTACAGGGGACAGCTGACTTCAGAAACGGTAATGCAGGAGCATCCATTATCGCCATTCCCTCAGGAGGCTCGTCAGTGTTCACCTATATCACTGGTGTCCAGGTAGCTAACATGGGGTCAGCAAGTGTACTAGTCACTCTAGCCTCAGGTGGTTCAATTCTCGGATACACAATAGCTCCCGCAGGAGGTGGTTCAAACATCATCTACCGTAACGCCTTGAAGACGCCTGGAAACTTCGGCTTCGCCGCTTCATTGAGTGGTATTGCATCAGTTCTCCTATCAGCTCAAGGCTTCACAGCACGTACCTAGTATGAAAGTACTTAAAGCTCTTATTGAGGTGAATCACGAGGGAGGAGGGACAAATTATCTTGGATACCCACAGGTCTGGCTTGATAACAAGGAGTCAATTCCTGCCATCCTCTATCCCGAAAACAGAGATGAAGAGATAGTCATTGGCGATAAGTTGTTTAAGGTCGTCTTCCCACTAGTCCCAGAAGAGAAAGTAGCAGAATTCCTGGCGGCAGGGCTTGAGTTAGCAGATCCTATAGAAGTTGAGGCTGCCTCAAATAAACACTGGCCGAAGAGGGAGGTCGTGAATGATCAAGCAAAGCTGAATACGATATTGCTTAAAGTCGCTAGAAAGGAAACACTCACTCCCCTTGACGAGAAGGCACTTGATCCTAATGACCCTGAATCGGGAGTCATCATGACGAAGAACTTCGTGGAAATAGCTAGAGATTATGGAGCAGACAATGTTTAAGCCGAAGGTGCTTGTCACAATCATCCAGCAGGGCTGGGTGAGGACTGAATTGCTACCGAAACTTTTAGAGATGTCGAAAGATCCGAGGATAACGATTTCGACGCTCTTTATTAACAAGAGACCCTACGAAGATGCTCTCAATACAGCTCTGAAAGAGGCACGCGAAGGTTCATTTGATTTCTTAATCTCTTTCGACCATGACAATGTTCCGACGAGGAACCCAATTGACCTTATTTTCATAGGAAAAGATGTTATTGGGATGCCTTATCCTACCTATCGTCTAAATGGGGATGGCTCAATTGAGATGGCTCTCCTCGCAATGAATAAGCAAGCAAATGGTGAATATCTTGATCATAAAGTGCGGGATGGTTTGCAGGAAGTGGATGCGGTAGCGAGTGGTGCTTTGGTAATAAGTAAGAAGGTCATCGACTCTGGTGTCCACTTTGCACGGAAGTGGGGGGAAGATGGATTCTCGAAGACAGGTATCGACTTTCATTTCTGTGAGAAAACAAAAGAAAACGGTTTCCACATCTTTTCCCATTTTGGTTTTCCTGCGTCACATTATAAGGAACTTGATCTCTTGAGCATGATGAAGTGATATGGCTAACTACCTTCTTGCTGTTGATAATGTGACGAAAGCCTGGCAATTTCTCGGTTTTTCTTCTACCGTTAACGCCAGTTTTGCAAATGCTGAGATAAAAGGGATTGCATGGCTCGAGCCAGATGTTTATTACGGTTCGACGACTGGTCCTTCTTACAAGAAGGGAACGGGGTTTTCAGCAACGGTTCAATCGAGCTTCTCCTATGCTTCTGCGGCCGATGGAATGGCTTTTGATTCAAGTGGAAATCTCTCAATTTCCGTGTTTGGAGATGCGAATATGAAGAGGTTTTCAGGGTTTAGCTCAACAATTACTGCTTCCTTTTCTATCGGCACAGCGCCTCGTGGAATCACTAGTGATGGAACGAATGCGTACACGGGGTCAGATGTTGTTGATGGTCCTAATAAATATAGGAAGCAGTCTGGATTTACTTCAACTGTTACTTCTTCTTTTGTTGCTGGAGCGAATGTAAGTCGTGACTGTGCGTGGGATGGGACCAATTTCATTGGTTCAGGAAACAATGCAGGAACTGGTCTATTAAAGCTCTATACAGGATTTACCTCAACTGTCTCTTCTTCTTTCACGAAGGCTGTAACGAGCGATTTAATCGGTATTGATTGGCAAATCGGAGCAGAAGGAGGTGGCACAGTACGAGATGCACGTAAATTAACTCTGTTAGGAGTTGGATGATATATGGCAAAACCTGAGACAATCGTAATAACAAACTTCGGAGGACGACTCACCCGTTACAAGAACGGTGCTTTGAATAGTGGGATGGCAAAGTTTGATACTTCTTTTGGCTACGACCCTTTCTCAAAGCCAGGAAACCTTACCTGGCTCAACCAACCAGATGACATCAAAGGAAGCACGATTACTGATGCAGTCCTTGCAGGGAAGATTATCTCCCCATCAACGAATGAACAGTATGTCTATGCCATTGGGAATACTGGGAGACTCTACAAGGTAGACCCTACCAACTCATCCTCGACGAACATTCCTCTTTTTGATTCTCCGAGCCTCATAGCAGGACTCAACAATACCCTCGCAGGAGGCCAGACATCTGTCGCAGGTAACTTCAACTATGGTGCTGATATCGACTACTACAATTCAAAGCTCCACATTACATCAGACTCGACAATCATTCGCTGTAACATAGATGGGTCATCAATTGGGAGTGTAACGGGAGCTAACTCTGTCCAGTCAACTCGTTATCACCCGATGGTGCAGTTCCTCGGGAGTCTCTATATTGGTAACGGGACCAATCTACTCAAGATTGATACCACTGGACTCGTCGTGAGTGCAGCTGTTCTCTCCCCTGCTCTCCCTTCCGGCATGGAAATCTCTGACCTCGATGTGACGCCTGACGGTGTGTACATGATAATCACTGCTTCGTACCTATACCCGAATGCAATCGGAACACCAACAACTTCAGCGCGTGGTCAGCCCTACGCTGTGGATTCATACAAGTTCTACTGGAACGGTACCGATGCAGGAATCACCGCTTTTGAAGCACTTCCCTCATTCCCTGCAACAGCGCTGAACACTTTCCTCGATAAGAACTTCACGTTCAACCAAGATGCCTTTGGTACGGCAATCTACGAAGGTCCTCAGAAGCTCTTGTCCTTGCCTAATAACTTGTCCCCAATGCCGAATGCCGCAGCTCCGAACGGTACGTTCCTTACGTGGGCATCAACTGAAGGGACTGGCACTGTCACATCAGCTGACACGAGCTACGACAACACCTTCACGTCCTTGTACTACTACGGGAGACTCGATGCAGAGAATCCACCAGGCTTGTGGCGACTCTTGCGCATCACACCTACGTCAAATGTAGCCTATCGTGCCCCTGTGAACATGATGGTCAACAACTTCACCATGTCACGTCAGTTCGTGGCAGGATGGGGTAAGCACTACATCTCCGCTTGGGAAGTGAACACGGATGGCGATACGAACACGTTTCACTTCTACCGCTTCACACTCCCGCCTACAGCGAACACTTCCCCTGTCCTCGGCGTGTACGAGACACAGACACAGCTCTTCTCAAAGCGTATCCACGTTGACCAGGTCCGTGTGTACACCGAAGGAACTGCTGCGAACAATGGATTCCGTATCGACCTCATCGGAGCTGATGGGAATAGCAATTACAACAGTACCTATTCGTACGTCGCAGGTACTGATGAGACAAAGCTCCAAGGGTCACTAGAACGAATCAACTTCAACCCTGATATTGAATCAGGCTATGCAGTAGGGTTGAGAATCACGAACACGGGTACGGCTAACATGACTATTCCAAAGATTGAGATTGATATCTCAAGTGAAGGACGCTGATATGGACGAAAACGAAAAGAAAGAGATTCAAAAGATGATAGATGAGGCGGTTGAACGCTACGCTGCGTACACGACTCGTAAGGTTGGTGATACTCCAACTGACGCTATTCAGTTAGCGAATAAACGATACGTCGATAATCAGGTAGGAGGTGTTGATACCGCGACGAACTTTGGTGGTAACGGCTCCGATGGAGCACTCTCAGCAGGAGGAACCATAAATCTTGGCTCTGCCTCGTACGTTGTGAAGAACTACACGACAATCGATATTGCTGTAGGACAGACCGTTGAATTTTCTAATCCAAACAGTGCAGGAACAGTCGTCATTTTCAAAGCAACAGGCGATGTGAATATCGGAGGAGTCATTGATTTACAAGGAGATGGGGCAATCTTCGGCTCAGGTGGGGGCGTAGCATCAAGTGGCTCTGCTGGGTCAGGCTCTCCCGGCAATGCAGGTACCGAGATAAATACTGACATCATTCTCTTCCAAGGGTCAGTCGCAGGGCGCGGAGGTCCAGGAGGACATCAAAGTGTTGGAGGGACTTTAGCAGGAGGAGCAGCAGGGACAACGCCACCTAATCGAGTCTTCTATACATTCACCTCATCGACTGATTCAGGGAAGATTGATGGGAGGAGAGGTATCTACATTTGCTGTGGTGCAGGAGGAGCCGGAGGTGGAGGTGGTGGGGATAACAACTCTGGCGATACAGGAAACACAGCTGGCACAGGAGCATCAGGTGGGAGAGGAGGAGGCGCTCTCTTGATTGAATGTGCAGGTACTCTTACATTTACAGGTAGCATTGTAGCTTCAGGACTTGATGGAAGTCAGGGAAATCAACCAGTTGCAGGTTCACCTCCACCCGATGAAGGGACGTACGCATGCGGAGGCGGTGGGGGCGGTGGCGCAGCAGGTATGGTTGTAATTCTTGCGAAGGATATTGCTGACCAATCAGGCACAATTACCACGGCAGGTGGTGCAGGTGGAGCGGGGGGCAGCTCGAATCTTGGTACGAATAACCTATCTTGTGATCCTGGTGGCGGTGGTGGTGGAGGTGGGGCAGCCTCATTCGTTGCAGCAGGTGGTGCGGGAGGCGCTCCCGGTGATGCGGATCAAAATGGTTCAAATGGTTCAGCGGCAGCAGGTACTGGCGCAGGAGGTGGAGGTGGTGGTGGCGCAGGATGCAGAAGAACGGGGACAAAGACAGGAGGATCAGGTGGTGCTGGAGGTTCCTCCTATGGCGGCTTGATAATAGAAGTGGGATAATAATCTAAAATATGGCAACAGCTCAGGGAACTTATAAAGGACAAACAATCTACGCAGGAGATGATGCGTACATTTCTTCACAGATGAAGGCAATTGACAGTGCCTCGACTCCAACCGCACCTGCGCCGACAATGGCTCCAACGACAGCATCTTCTCCAAGTTCCTTCACGCTCACCCCACAAGCGCAGCAAGGTCTCTCCTACGTTCAGAAGACTAATCCACAGCTGGCTCAACAGATTCAAGGTGCTACTACTCCACAGGCGCAACCAGTCCAGCAACCAACACAGACCACACAACCTTCAGCTCAGACAACGACGCAACAGGTAGCAACAACTGCTCAGCAACCAACAAATGCTCCTCAATCAAACCTCCAGCCAGGAGCACAAGGTCAACAAGTGAATGAACTCCAGTCCATGCTTCAGACGCTTGGCTACCTCACTCCTCAGCAGATTGCAACAGGTCCTGGTATTTACGGTCCCGCTACTACGGCAGCAGTCGCTAAACTCCAAAAGGACCTCGGTGTCCAGACAGGAGGGAATGAAGGCTTCTATGGTCCAAAGACACGAGAAGCACTGAAGAATAAATACCGTGATGCGTTCGGGCAGCTCTCTGGTACCGCAGTCCCCGATAGCCAAGGTGCAGCACGTGGCGCTATTGATGGCTTCCTCGATGGGCAACCAGGGAATGAGGATAAGCAACGAGCCTACTTTGAGGAGCTGTTCAACATGAATCCCGTCGAGTCTGCAATCTTCCAGCAGCTCGGCGACCTTTTCAATCCTGAAACACAGAAGCAGTCTCTCGTTGAAATGATGGGTCAAATGACCAAGGAGGAAGGAGTCCTCGACCTCAAACTGGAGTTGGCAGACATGAAGAAGATAATGGACGGTACCGAGGATGACATTCGAGAAGAAGTGACCAAGGCAGGTGGCTTTGCAACAGAGAGTCAGGTAAAAGCTCTCTCAGGCGCACGTAACAAAGTCCTCCTCCGGGAAGCGCAATACCTTTCAGATGTGATTCAAGCAAAGGAAGCTTACATAGATAAGATCGTGAATCTCACTCAAGCAGACCGAGAACAATTGGATAGGGATATGGATAAGAAACTCGGGATTGGAAAGATGATATTCGACATGACTCAAACCTTGCAGAAGAATGCAAAGGATAATCTCCAATCCATTGTGAAAGACATGGGCTACGATTCTCTGGTCGATTCGATTTCTTCTCAGAAAGAGCTTGAGACAGTAGCCAAGACCCTTGGGGTAACCCCGCAAATGTTGTTGTATCTCGGCTCACAAAAGACAAGTGCTCAACGTTCACAACAACTTGATGAGATGAATTTCCAGCTCTCTGTGGATAAATTCAACGAGGATAAGAGACAGTTTGGGCTTAAATATGCTCTCGACCAGCAAGAGGCAAATTCAAAGTTTGCTGCTAACACGATAATTTCGCCCTACCAAGCTGAGAGGACTACTCGAAATATCGCCACAATTGACTCCCTGCTCCCAAAGATAGGAGTAGCGACAGTCGGAGCTGGGTCTTACCTCTCTTATGTAGCAGGGACGACAGCACGAGATTTTGATGCAGAGGTAGCTGCTCTAAAAGCTAATATCGCCTTTAGCGAACTGACAGCGATGCGAGAGGCTTCAAAAACAGGTGGGGCGCTAGGAGCGATTTCGGATAGGGAATTGACTCTATTGCAATCCTCCCTAGGAGCACTTGATACTGGGCAGAGTCCAGCAGCTTTCAAGAAGTCATTAGAGACAGTCAAGAATAATATCTATCGTTGGAATGCTCAAGTTCTATCGGTCGGTAACGGCTATGATTATGATGAGGCAAAGAAAGAGGGATATACAGATGAGGAAATCTTTAATTTCTTAAACAAATAGATATGGCTGAAAGAAAACCACTTGATGCTTTCTTCAAAACTCCTTCCGAAACAAACCGGAGCTTCCCTCCACTTAATCCTTCGCGTGGAGTAAGTCGAGAGACTCCTGTGGCTGAAACTGTGGTAGAAGCCGAAGAGAAAAAGAAGGGTTTCCTTGAGAGAGCAATGGATGTCGGAAAGAAAGTCACTGATACATTAGGACTAAGCGGCACTGCTGATACCTTAGGGACTAACATCGCAAATATAAAGAATGTCTTGAACCCAAAGACTTCTCTAGAAGAGAAAGTACAGATGTCAAAGGACTTGCCACAGACAACTCTGAAACAGAACATAGGTGCTGGATTCCAATTAGGTTCCATGCTGAATCCCGTTGGTGGAGAGGCAGGGCTGTTGAAAACAGCAGTTATAGGAGCGGGAGGAGGGGCTGCAATAATGGGGGGGGGTGCAGCAACTGAGGGAAAGGAAACAAATGAAATTCTCTCAGAGGCTAAGAGCGGTGCAAAAATCGGAGGTATTCTTGGTACTGCTGGAAAAGCCCTTGGTTCAGTGGGAAAAGTTCTCTACAAATCAATAATCCCTCGCGGCACTCGTGAGGCACAGCTCTTGCAAGCATACAAAGCGAATACTCCTCTCTTGGAGAGGATAAGGCTTGCAGCGACTGGTGCTAGTAAATCACCAATTACGGTGGGAGAGACAGCCTTTAACAAAGGACTTCTTGGTACGGAGTCGATGCTCGGAGTACAAGCAAAACAAGCAAAAAATACTTTGTGGAATGATTTGGTTCAGCCAGCGCTTACAAAAGCTGATAAGCAAGTTGAAATGAAAGGGTTTTTCGATGCAGTCGAAGATAAGATCGTAAGCCAGAATCCTGATTTCACTCGTCGGGCTGCTCTTTTGGAAGCACTACAAGCGCTGCGGGATGATTTCGCCAACTTTAGAGTTGCTGACTTGTCTCAACTACAGAAATTCAAAGAGGGGTGGGCGAAGTTTATTCCTGATAAAGCCTATAAAGGAAAGCCAATCGGAGCTGCCTTCAAGGAAGTTCAGGACGCTGCTGCCGATGAAGCGCGAGATACTATTTACACCGTCCTTGGCCCCGAAGTAAAGAGGGCATATCTTGATTATGGAAATCTCCTCGCTATTGAGGAATTGGGAGTGAAGGCAATGACTGGTGGGAAGTTGAAAGGAGGAGCTGGATCATTCCTTAGCGGAATTTACGAAATGGCTTTGACACCAGTTGCAACAATAGGCGGGAAAGTAATCTATAAAACTGGTGAAGGTATAACATTGGTTGGGCCACCTGGCGTAGGGACACTGGGTCAATTACTAGAGACACCTGACTCCGAAGAAGACCAGCAAGAGACCCCACCACCCACAGGACGGCGACCAATAGAAGAATTCCAATTATGAGTGACATATCAAGTGTAATTTCCTTTTCTTGTCGGTGTAAAGACAGCCAGGTGAGGCTCCCAGTGCATTTTCACTATTCTCTGGTAGAGAGTCGCATCCTTAATACCACTCACATCAGACCACTCTTGAAGGCTCTTTCTCACTCCATTTATCGTCAAGAAAATCGTTCGACGAGTGTTGCAAGATTGTTCTCTCATGGTAGCCCATCTACAATTATCTCTGCAATAATGACCATTATTATTGATACGATCAATCGTTGTGTCTCTTTCTCCAAATCTGCTGATGTGACTCGAATAAGTATCGTACATATCACTTCTAAAATCCTCGAAAGTCTTCCACAAACACTTTATTCCGCGTCCACCATAATCCTTGTAAGCTGGGTGTTTCGGATTTGTGCATCGTTGAACAATACCCTTGTAGGTAGTGTAAAATCTCTTCTTCGACATGCCATGGGTAGAATTTTTCGACTCATATTTGAGGCAACCGCAAGATTTTGTCCAACCGCTACTCAATTTTCCTCCATCAACCAGGCACCTTTTACCACAATCACAAACGCATTTATAAGAGAAGCGTCCCCACTTATTTTTATTCCTTTCTTCAGCTACCAATTTACCAAAACGCTGACCAGTGAAATCCTTAGCATTCTCAGCTTTCCTGCCATTGATGAATTGTCCTTTAACGTTTCTCATACTATCCAGTATAACCAACATTATTCATTTGTCAATTAACTATGAGTTACGACCTATTTAAGGAAGCAAGAAACGCCCTCTCTTTCTCTCAGAACATGAGAGACAGGCTATCCCAAGGTATGAGCAACTATGCTTCTACATGGGATATGGCAGGGAATGTGGCACGTGAAACTGTTAAAGCCCCTCTGCGCGTGGGAGGCGCTATGGTAGATGTAGGCCGTCAGGCTATGGGGCAACAGCCATTACCACGTACTAACATCCCAGGATTAGGTGAATTTGCGACCCCTGCACGTAACACCTACGACGAGTCCATGCAAACCAACGACCCTATGCAGCTCGCTTCAATAGGGCTGAAGAACGCGTCAGGCGGTATCATGGACGCAGCAGCTACAGGCGGCATGGCAAACTTAGCCCAGCGAGCAATTAAGCCTCCTTACGAAGCAGCAAGTCAGATAGACAACCACACAAAGACAGCTGAGATGATGCTCAAGGAATTCAAGGAAATGGAGATTGCAGGAGGGAAGCCAGTCGATGTCGCAGGGATTATGAAACGACTCAAGGTCAATATCGTCGATGATGCAGCTTCCAAGGCTCCTGAGATCGCAAGAGAGATAGACAAGCTCGATATCTCCAAGTTCATATCACCGAAGCACTTTGCAGAAGCAGCACTCAAGAAAGCTGAGGGACTCGGCTCTATGAAGAGTGACCTCATCGCTGCTTCCATCCCTGGTACTGATGCAGCAGTTGACACGGCAATGGACTCTCTCGAAGGAGATGAGAGTGATGATGCCGCAGTTGAGGAACTGTCTGCAATGGGAGTCCTCAGTATGGGGAAGAGAGAGAAAGCAGCATGGCAGAAGGAGGTTGATGCCCTTCACGAGAGGATCAAGAATACAAGGGATATTAAGAAGAGGTCAGGTTTAATCAAGGCATTCAGACTCTTCTCAAAACTCATTAAGTAACTATGAACAAGTGGGACATCCCAATCGAGTTGATTTGGGGAATCATCGCAATCAGTGGAGGTATAGCACGTTACTTAAATTCCTATATTACAGGGCATAAATTTAAGCTCTCAATCTTTATAGCCTCTGCTCTCGTAGCAGGGTTCTCAGGCTATATGTTTGCTTTATTAGGTGAGACCCTGGTATTGCCAGCTAACATGACACACGTGATGGCAGGTGTTGGCGGCTTCTTTGGAGAACAAACAATGAAGTTAATCCTTGAATCAATAAAGAAAAAGGTATGAGTATCTTCTATAGACCTCTCATCCGTTGGCAGATTAATCAGAAGTTTGGACAGAACAAGGCATGTGTGGATAACGCTACGTCCTCAAAGGTCATCAACTGCGATGGCCTGAACCCTCCTCAGGGCTACCGCTCTGTCTATGGGAACATGAAGGGTCACAACGGACTCGATCTTGATGCAAGGAACTGGGACGTAGTGTACGCAGCACGTGAGGGACTTGTCATTGAGAAAGAGACAGAAACGAGTCGTGGGCTTGGTATCGGCATCCTCCACGGACCGTATAACGGTAAGTTCTATAAGACACGATACTGGCACCTCATCGCCATCGATGTGAACTACGGAGACTTCGTGAAGACAGGCCAGATGATTGGCTACGCTGATACGACAGGCTTCTCCTCAGCTCCGCACCTCCACTTTGAAATTAAGGAAACAGACTCTAAAGGAAACACATTGAATAACGATAATGGCTTCTTTGGTGCTGTTGACCCTGAACCGCTACTCTTTCCTACACCTGCACGGGATGTCTCTCTCTTGAATGGAATGGTAGAGAGATTGGCCTCACTTGTCGATAAAATGGCTGATTTGCTGAGAAAAAGGTAGCTGTGGATAACTCATTGCGTCGAATTTTATTAGCCAATATCCTTAAAGTTATGGCAGAGAAAGTATTTGCCTTACTTGGAAGCGTGCGATTTTGGATCGTCACCCTCACGGCGGTAATTTCCGTCTTGCAGGGGACTCCGCTTCTTGAGACAGTACAGATGTGGGCTGCGGCAGTTGTTGCCATCGGCTCACTCGACAGTGTCGCAAGTCGCTTCGCTGGTTCCAGGTAGTACCGTAATGGCATTCCCCGTCCCGCCTAGTCGTCGGGTAGCTCGGACTCTCTGTAAGGAAATAAGAGTCGGAGCCAGAAGGGGTGAGAAGCGTCTGATTTACCTCACCCCTTCACGGGTTGGCTTGTTAAGAAGAATCTATATAAAATACTCATAGCGTTACTTGTCCCAGCATGTGTCGTCTTTGCCTCCCCTGTGAGTGCAGAGGCACCAAAAGAAAGTTTTATTGTTCAATGGGATTCAGTTACTATCAGCCCCCCACCAAGAGATGAGAGGCTGTTCTCCTGTGTTAAATATGTTCGTTCACTGGGACTTCCTGTTCCTATGATTGCGACTCCCGCTGACCTTGAGCCGAACGCAGAGCCTCGCCCTGGAGCTGCAATCCTACTCGATTACAACCTCGCACATATTGCCCTGGTCACTTCACATGGAGATGGAGAAGTGTGTTTTACAGAATCAAACTTCATAGAAGGAGAAGTGACCAATCGTTGTTTACCTGAATCAGATCCGCATATTAGAGGTTTTTGGTTCCCCGGCTGATAGCAGTGCGGGATTCCCAATGAAGAGAACCCCGCGCCCAGCTATCGTCAGGCACTTGCCTCTCCAATCAATGGACGTGAACCGAATTGAACCACGGGCTGCGGAAACCGCACCCATTGACCGTTGTGCTCGAAGCCGAGGACGAGGACACGAAATACACCGTATACCTTGCCGTTGTGCTCGAGCCGTTGGGTCAGCTCACCCGGTATCAACGCCACCTTTCCGAGGGCGCATCGTGGAGGTTGCACGTCACCGTTCACCACCTTGATGCCGTCTGCGAGGGGTTTGTCCTTGCGGATAACCTCATCGAAGAGCGAGACGACTTCGCTTTCGGCGTCGCAAAACACACCGATAGCGACCTGTAATTGTTGTGCCTTCGCCGGAACGAAAGACGCTACGACGATGCAAAACGCCAACAACAGCATTTCTGGAATGTACCTCACTAGGCACCTTTCCCTTTCTCCCACATCTCTCGATGGGGCTACGATCCTAGACCGAAGTCCAATAACGAGATGGTCGGAGTTTGATGCTTTACAGTCGTAAACTCCGTGAAACCGACTATCGGGATTACTCCCGAACCTTTGGCTTCTTGGGATTGAACGGGTCAGCCACCATGATGAGGAGATTGTTTTGCTCTGCCCACTCCTGCGCACAGGTGTATGAACAGAACAGGTTGTCGCCTACATACACGTGATACTTTCTCGTATCAACCAAGTCACCACAAAGGGGGTAATGACAAAACTTGTCTTTAGGCATCTCGCACCCTATGTCCTCAAACAGACCAACGCTGATGAGGGTACGTGGTACTAGAGTCGCGCCACGAACTCTCCCCGGCTTTCCTAAAATTGTAACATGAAAATTTGATGAACAACCCAATGTGAGGGATAGAATGGGTTCTTTCGCCAGCTCTTTCGAGCGACGCCGCAGGTTCCCCTTTTGGCAATCCTTCTATCCCTCGCAGCGGGTTACTCAAAGGCGGGTGGGATACAGATAGGTCTTCATAAAGCTTTCTATTTGTTGAGTGGTCAGGTAGTAGTCATTTTTGTCGCCGACTGTTTGCTTGTTTTTCATTGCAAATAACATCATCTCTCCAAGCATCGTGGCAAACGCAAGATTCTTCTCCATGCCTTGTTTTTTCATATCTCTCATGTGTGCTAGTTATTTGGTATTGTCGTCTATGGCTTTGGAAACAGCCAGTAAATGATGTCTTCATTAGTAACAAGATTCTTTGGGTCTTTTATACGATCTTCGTTGAGCCATTGCCGCAGAAAGCCGATGTTGTTTTGTATCTCCCGCTTCTGTTGGGTGAGGGTGCGTTCGATGAATTCTTCAATGGAGTCTTGTGTAGCGAGATAGAACGCCAGATTAGGACGGCTTGCTTTGAAGACGCCGTACGCTGTGGTTACGGAACCTGTAATAAGGCCATTATCATCGGGCGATTTTACAAGGTAGAGGTCGCGCAATCCCTCTCTCCATCCCTTCTCTTTAGGGGCGGCAGGGCAGTCTTTATAATGCTCACCTTTCATAAGAGCAGAATACCCGCGATTGCCGCATAGACATATCTCATTCACCCCCTTCTCGCTATCGGGGGTGATGATGCCTCGTATTTGTTCAATCATTTCGAGATTCTTATCACAGCCATCACATCCACCCTCGCGAACTCGTTCGTTGGAATTGAAGGCAGTCAATATCCTCTCCCGCTCCTCCTCCCGTATCAGCTTCTCATGTTCGAGGAAGAGGGTGAGGAGTTTTGGGCGAGCATAGAATATATTAAGCTGGCCGCGCTCGGTGCTATCGCGCAATATCTTTTCCACCTTCTGAATAAAGTCGTTGGTGTTCATACAGTCTTGTTAGTGAGTAGTTCGGGGTTCTCGTAGATGTTGCCGATGATTTCGACAGAGTATCTGTATAGAGGCTCGAAGTCTTGGCCTGTCTCACCAATACCGAGACTACCGCGCTCAAATCTCACAGGCAATGTAGAATCACCTGTTACTATAACATCCCCCTCATATATCTCCTTGCCGTTCTTATCCTTGAGGCCGGTGAATTGCATGAGGACATGATTACTTGGAGAGGATTTATATTGTGCCGCAATAGAAACTGTGTCAGGACTTACTTGGTCTTCCGTTGTTGGCTCTCTCCACGTCTCCATCGTTACAAACCATCCCCACTCTCCATCATGCCCAGACGACATACTAACCACGTCACACATTTGTTTCTTTTCTTTGTCCCACGCACGAAATTTAATTTCTCGGTTCATACCTTTTCATTTGCTAGTCCCTTAAAGAATGATTCGATGTCGCCGCCATACCCGTTGTAGATGAAGAATTTTTCTCGCAGTTTCAGCCCGTTTAGTTTTCTCGCTCGTCCTAAGCATTTCCACCAATCCACCTCCAACAACATCTGATGCACCGTCACAAGCTGTGAGTGATGTCCTTCTTGTGTGCAGAGAAACTGGTCGCCTCTTTGAATACAGAACACCGTGCCGCCATTCCATTTGTAGCCGCCCTTTACTGCGTCTTCTACTGCTTTCTCGAAGTAAGTGAGGGGGGTGGTTGGGGTCATACGCTAGAACGGTACGTCGTCAGGATCTGGAGCGTCAGGACCGTATGCTGCTTTCTTGTAATCGTAGTTTCCTTCTCGTGCTTCTTCCTTCACTTCTTTCTTACCCTTAATCTTTTCAATGATTTGTTCAGGGGTTGGCTTTGATTTCAACTCTTTCAAGAGTTCAGCACTGACAGGAGTCTCCTTACGAGAAGCGATGACAGTGTATTCAACCTCCTTTGTCCCTGCTCCCTTCGCTTTGATGTTAATTGCGTAGGGCATAGGGAAGGAGTCGAACGCAGTCTCTTCATCGAGTTGGTATGCTCGGATCGCTTTAATCACCGTGTAGGGCAATTTAGCTTGTTTAATCACACCATCCTGCAAGAGCCAGCATACCCCCTTAATCGAGGCTCCCTTCTCTCCTTCGACAGCTGCTCGGTATGTCTTCGTAGAAGGCTCGTAGACCTGCGCGAGAGGAGGACAGTGCGTAAGAATCTGCACACGATTATCACCTTCGACAATCTTGAAATAACCTTTCTCGTACTCTTCTTCCTTAACTTTCTCTACTTCATCAATCCATGACATTGGGTCCATATTTATTCTGTTATCTTTGGTAATTTGCTTTCTCGTGCTTCTGCACGGTTCAAAGCCCTCTTAATAACTTGCACTGCAAACTTCTGTAGGTCACTCATTGCTTGATACGTTTCAACATGATTAGCCTCACCTGATAATTGCCTATCAATGAAACCATTGTAGTCACGATCCGCAATCCCCGTCTGATTCATGTTCATCTGGAGTGCCTTTCTGTGTTCCTCGAATATCTCTTCCATTGTCCCTTCTACCTGGAACTCTATGTAGCAGTATTCTTTGGTTGCGATTCTAATGTCAGCTTTCATACTATCTTTTGATGAAGACTTCTGGTTCCACCTCTTTATATCCTCGTGAATCATGTGGCAATCGACCATGCTCCAACAACCATTCCTCGTAGCGTTCTGCGAGCCTCCATTCATTCCTTGTTCCAATCCAAGCCATGCCTTCTTGTCCCCCGAGACCACACAACGTAAGTCCTGCCTTAATCTTGCCCTGAATTGCTGCTGCTGTAGTCATATTAGTCAATTTTAATTCCTTTTGCCTCTCTAATAAGGTTAATGTACAACTGACCCTCTGCCTCGTGTTTACGGAACCCAGTCCACAACTTCGCACAGCCCTTAACTTTGATTGCACAGTCCAAGAAGAAGCGGCGTGAGCTTTCATTACCCTCCGCAATATCCCGCGCTTCTTTCTCGGTGATTTCAACACCATGCAACTCTTTCCACTTTCCAATCAGAGTCGGCAATTTCGTCTGGCGTGGCCCGTTTGAATAGCACTCCTGATTTACTTTCCCTCCTCGCTTAAAACACTTCGACACGACCGTTCCATCATCTACCCAGCTTTGTGGCGGGTCGAAGGTTTGAAAGATTTCCCCTTCTTTCATTACATGGTTCTTACTCTCTTCCATCCACACTAACGCATCGAGTTTTGTTTCCAATTGTTCTACTGACAAGCCCTCGAATGGCGCTACCTCTGATGCCTCGGCTACCTGGAAGGAATTTGACGCCTCCAACTGCTTCGGCACCCACACTTCACCAAGGTTGAGCGCTACTGCACCGATACCAATGAGTGCAAGTGCTATTACGATTCTAATGATTTTCTTCATGTTATTGATTTGCGCGCGCCTTTTTAATCTGTTCTTTCATCTCCCCTGACACAATGTCCGAGTAGTCGTACATGTGTTCTGCGAACTCAAGTGCCTTATCCCATTTCTTCTCTTCCAGTGAGTCAACGAAGTCGGCATAGATTGCTTCCATCGTTCTCATTGTTGCTGAATTGATTGACATATTTTCTAATTAAGCGGTTAAGTTCTCCCCGCTTGTTTCCCTTCCTCGCCGCCTTGTGAGTAAGCGAGGAGGAAAGGAACACAAGACCTATAGAGCGACCTGTAAGCAGGTCAGAGAGCCACATGGCGTTGAGGGAAGCCCTGTGGGAAGCGCAAGCACGATTTAGTAGTTTGACTAACATAAAACTTGCGCTTCCCAGGTGGACTGCCCAGACGGTTGCAGCTCTCTTTGCTCTTTTGCTAGGTTAGCAGGTGTACAAGGTTGTGTCAAACAAGAGGGTGTGGACAAGTGTACAATGGACAAAGATTCTTTCTATGGTATATTGCCCGTAATGCCAGAGGAAACGCGGAGGAATAGGGAAATCTTCGATTACAATGTAAAGGGTCTCGGAGCACGGAGGCTTGCCAAAGTGTACAATATTACCCCACAAAGGGTGAGTCAGATTATTAAGGCACAACGTAAGAAAGTTTCCCCGGGAAACTCGAACTAACATGTCCATCTTCAAAGCCTCTGAATCACCGTATCGAGACCTCACAGTTATCCCCACAGGCTTCTCTAAACTAGATTCCCTCATCGGGATTGGTGGTATCCCCACACGGAAGATAACTGAGATCTCAGGGAAGTACTCGGTAGGTAAGACGACACTCGCACAGACTATCGTTGCCAACGCTCAAAAGATGGGGATGCAATGCTTGTACGCTGACACTGAATTTTCCTTTGAAGAGAAGTATGCTGCGAGTCTCGGAGTTGACCTTGAGAAACTTGAACTGTGTATAACTGACCACGCTGAAAAGCTGCTTGAAGAAATGGAGACTTGGGCAAAGGACCACGAGAACGCTGTTATTGTTCTTGACTCAGTCGGTGGACTACTTGCCCGAGATGAAGCGGAGAAGGAGACCGGGGCACGTGTCATCGGAGGACAAGCTAAACTCGTTGCTACCTTCACCAGAAAGATGGTTCCAATACTTGCCATCAACAACATTGCACTCATTGTCCTTAACCACCTTGTCCTTGATGTGATGAATGGAAATCTCCATACCAGTGGGGGGTGGAAATTGGCATACCACAAAAGCCTCGAAATTCGCCTCTCCAAGACAAAAAACGTCATTAAGCGTGGGGAAGCCATCATCGGTCGTGAAATCGAAGCTAAGGTGGCAAAAAACAAGCTAGGCGGCATGCCAGACAACGACGTGAGTCTCCAAATGCTCTATGGCGCTGGATTCAGTGTCGCAGCGGATACGCTCGGTGAAGCAATCGACAAGGGAATCATCCAGCGTAAAGGAGCCTCGTTCTTCATGGATGGGGAGAAGATTGCCCACGGTCAGGACAACATGAGGAAGATGCTGAAAGAAGATGAAGAACTAACTGCGCGTGTCCTAGAGAGGATCTCTCAGATATCCACAACATGAAGATGAAGATTCAGTGAAATCGTATGTTATTGTACGTGGATGAGTCTAGGACACTCGAAGATTATTAACGGCCTGAATATCGTCCTAGACGTTCAGGCCTTTAAGAGTCTTTGAGTATGGCGCAACGTAGAATGTTCAGCCCAGAGATAGTCGGAAGTGAGGAGTTTAAGACAATGCCGATGTCATCTCAGGCACTTTATTTCCATCTTGGAATGGATGCTGATGATGATGGCTTCATTCAGCCAAAGCTCTTGATGAGAGCAATCGGGTTTACTGATGATGACCTGAAAGTACTCCTCGCAAAGAGATTTCTACTGCAATTCGGAAATGGTGTTGTTGCGATAAAACACTGGCTTATTCATAACATGATCCGTTCTGACCGTTATAAGCCTACAAGATACGTTGAAGAGAAGAACTCTCTTTTCATCAAGGAAAATAAGGCTTATACAGACCGGCAACCAAATGGCAACCAAATGGCACCACAGGTTAGGTTAGGAGAGGTTAGTAAAGGTAATACTAGCGAAATTAAAATTTCGCAAATTATTGAGATAACCCCTGAAGAGGAGAAGGAGCCACGTAAGAGGCAAGATACAGCGTATCGTGAGATATTCGATCTGTGGGGCAAGTACCCACTTTCATGGCGCACCAACAGGAGCATGATACAGGCCGCCAAAAATCTACTTGCTAGTAGGAGTCGTCAGGATTTAGTGGATGCCCTTGATTTTGCAAAGAAGCACGCCAATGATGGTTTTTGTCCTCAGATACTCTCACCCTGGGATTTAGACAGTAAGTGGGAGAAATTAGTAGCCTATAGCTTAAAAAAATAATATGGTCTGGAATAAAAAAGAGGACGGGGTAGAGAAACCAACTAAGATAGAGATTTCACCAAAGGAGATCGAGAACTTGCGTGAAGCTCTCAAACCATACAAGCAAAAGCGTATTCAAGGTGTCCTGGTATCAAGATTTGACCAGTACCTCCTAGACCTTGGAACCACCGTCATGCGTGATGGTGATATACGAGTCAAAGATCCTGTTGGATACACGAAGATGTCAAAGATAAACGCCAAGATGGAGATACTGGACGATTACCGTGCCGAGGACATTTTCAAGACCTTCCCCGAGGAGAGAAAGAAGTTCCAGGAGAAAATAAGAGCCTTGGGAAATAAGCTCAGGATGGGTGTATGACTCCCCAATCACTCCTCGACACAGCTCGACAGCTTAACTCCGAAGCGGAGAAGAATATCTTGGAACTGGGACTCGTCCTTCTCAAGATCCATGAGACCAACGCATACGAGCATGAGGCAGCCACCTTCTCCCAGTGGTGCCAGGAAGAGCTAGGCCGCAGTAAGGGATTCGTATCTAAGCTCCTGATATCAGCGACATTCCTGAAGACCCACGCAGTTTCCCCGGGAAACTTGCCGGGACTCACCGCCACCAAGCTCTACACGGCCATCAACAGCTTCCCCGATGAGAAGCCCGACTACATCCTCGCCGCAGCAACCAACAACACCAGGGATGAACTCATCGAAGAGAAGAGAGAGAGGAAGATGGGGTCAGGCCACGAGCACACTCCCAAGGATGAACAGCGATACGCAATCTGCAGCTGCGGTAAATGGTTAAAAGTATGACCGATGACATCCGAGTCGTGACCATGAAGCCTCGCCGTTCGCGTAAAATTAAGCGTAGCAAAGCGAAACGTGAAAAGTCGATATCAGCTCTGGTCAAAGAATTAGATGCGCTGGTGAGCCGTGTAGTGCGTTTGGGGGCATGTGATAGTGAAGGAATGGTGAAGTGCTACACATGTGGGTATAAAACCCACTACAAGAAAATTCACTGTGGTCACTACATCAGCCGATTTTATAAAGAGACCCGGTGGGACTTACGAAACCTCCGACCTCAATGCTTTAACTGCAATATCTACCGCAAAGGGAATGCGGTTAGTTTCAGGCAGAAATTAGTTGAGGAATATGGGGAGGAGGAAATAAAAGAGATGGAAAAGAGTGTGGATTTTTTGGTACGAGGTGGGAAGACAAGGGAATGGCTTGAGAAAAGCATCGAAATTGAGAAGAAATCACTAGAAACGCTTGAAAGTGAGTTATCCACAGAGATGAAAATTTGATGAAGAAAAGTCGTGATAACCTATCGGAATGGAAGTGAAAAAGGTTAAAGTATCTCTCCCGAAGAACAAGTATTACTCGAAAATCGAGATAAATGACGACGGACTTAACCTTGAATTGAAGAAAAAGAAGAAAGTTGCCCTCCTTTTGATAGGACTGAACACACACTACTGGCCATACCTTAAACAGATAATTGAGGACGCCAGACAGCATTTTTTGCCACAACACAACGTTGATTACTACGTGTGGACAGATATTCCTGAGTCCGATAAAGACTTGGAAAAGAAGCTCGCAGCCCACCCCACTGAGGAGCAGATAGGGCAGCTACGAGAGTTCGCCAAAGACTCCGACGACCTCATTCAGATACAGAAGCTCATTTCACGTGAAAAGCTCATGGAGGTGGTGAACTTCATGCGTGCAAAGAAGGACATTGTGATAACAGAAACAGACCCCCTCGAACACCGCTTCTGCACGCTCATGCGCTACCACCTCTTCCTCGGCAAGGAGAAGGAGTTGAAGGGCTACGAGTACCTGTTCTATGTCGATGTGGATATGCGCATGGTATCCAAAATCAGCGATGAGGTTTTAGGTCAGGGACTCACCTGTGCAGAGCACCCGATGTACTCACTTGCCCCAAAGTACATCCCCCCATACGAGCCAAACAACAAGTCCACGGCATTCATTCCACGACTCGGCCAAGTGATTGAGGATGCGAAAGGAAAACGATTCCGACCCTTGTACCTTGCCGGTGGATTCCAGGGTGGAAAGACAAAGCCATTCATCAAAGCAATGAAGGTGATGAAGAAGAGAATCGACAAAGATCTCGACAGTAACTACGTGGCAATTTGGAATGATGAATCCCACTGGAACAGATACCTCTTTGACTACAAAGGTGATTTGACCGTCCTATCACCCGCCTACATCTACCCTGATTCTCTCATCAAGGAATACTACGAACCATTGTGGGGACGTGCCTACGAACCAAAGATAATCACCATCACGAAGCCCTTCATGCTTTCAAAGGCAGCAGGAATTGAATTGCGGGAGCAGATGGGAATCAATCAAGACCACACGCCTATCCTCCTAGCCAACAAGATTCAATGTGAGAAGTGTGGCGATGTCATGCAGCAGAAGAACATGCACCTCAAACGAGTCATTTCGTGTGAAGGATCTGGTAAGCCCCACCAGCTTGAAATGAAACCTCTATGAGAAAGAAGCGTTTTCTCTTCCCAAGCAAAAAGACAATCGGTCGCACAGTATCGATACCCCTGAATGATGATACCCCTTGGCAGGAACAGATTGCAGCGGCAATAAAAAGCTACCATGACACCTACACCTTCCCTAAAGGAGTTGAAATTGGTTACTCAATACATTCAGGCATGAAGGGCTATGCGATTATCACTTTTCTAAAGCGAAACAACTAATTCACTATGAGAAAGAGAAAGAAGCCAGCAGAGAATCATCCGTGGAAACTCGATCACATCGGAGACCTAAAGAATTCAATCAAGAGTGGATTCGTCTTACGCCAACCACTTAAAATAAAATGAACTTCTCAATCATCATCCCCTCATATGGACAAGTTCGCTACCTACGGGAAGCGATTGAGTCAGCGCTTGCACAGACCGTGAAGTGCGAAGTGATTGTGGTCGATGATGGTTCGACCGACGGCTCACTCAAGATTGCAGAAGAATATGCAGACAGGCTGAAGGTAATCAAACAGGTGAACAAAGGACTCGCCGCAGCACGTAACACTGGTATCATGAACGCAACGGGAGACTGGATACTCCCACTCGACGCTGACGATATTTTAATGGTGAATTGTGTTGAGAAACTCATGGAACTTCACACGAAATATCCTGATGCAGATGTACTCGCCCCATCATTCCAAACTATTGGAGTCGTCCAGGAACACATCACCCTCATGCAGGAACCAAGGTTAGAACATTTCCGCACCGCAAACAGAATCGGCTACTTCTCAGCAATCAGGAAATCAGTCTTACATGAAGTTGGTGGCTACTCATCACGGATGGAAGAAGGGTACGAGGATTACCACCTGTGGTTCAACCTCCTCACCCGAGGAAAGAGGATAGTAACGACTCCTGAGATTCTCGTGCTCTACCGAACGAAGGAGGAATCAATGTGGAGGAACGCAGTGAAGCATCACGTGAAGTTGATGAATCAAATTTATAAGGACTTCCCTCAAATTTTACCTGTATGAAAGTAAGCATTTGTGTTCCCTACCACGATACTCCAAAGACAGCCTTCTTCCTGTCACGCCTTCTCAATTCAATTGCAGAGCAGACGTTCACAGACTATGAAATCGTCCTCGTGAAGAAAGGGAGAATGGCAGAGACCTACAACGAAGCAATCAAGCAGTGCAAAGGTGAAATCATCAAGCTCATGGGCATGGATGACTACTTCACGGATAAGTATTGCCTGGAAGAATTAGTACAGAAGTTTGATGAAGGAGCGAAGTGGGTAGCGAGTGGCTGCATACATGACGATGGGAGTGGATATAAGAATCCCCACCAACCTTCATGGAATGACAAACTGTACGCAGGGAACAATACGCTCGGCGGTTTCTCTGTCATCACGCTCCTCAATGGCGATGTCCCGAAGATAGATGAGACCCTGGATTGGGTCGTGGACTGTGAGTGGTACTGGAGACTCTTTCAGAAGTGGGGAGAACCAACACTCTTCAAAGAAATGAATGTTGTCATCGGTATTGGCGATCACCAGACTACTAATAATTTATCAGATGAACAAAAGATGCGTGAATACGCATTAGTACAAAACAAGTATGGTTAAACGTCTTTTACTCACAGGAATTGGAGGAAGTATTGGTGCTCACTTCTTGGCACACATCATGCACAACACCAACTGGGAGGTGGTGGGTATTGATTCATTCCGTCACAAGGGATGGATGGACAGAGTAGTCGAGATTACCTCGGAGCATGAGGATTGGCAGAAGCGAATAAAGATTATCGTCCACGACATGAATGCGCCGTTCTCACCACTCACGGTGAAGAAGATTGGCCACATTGATTACGTCATCAACATGGCGTCCCTCTCGGATGTCGAAGCAAGTATCCAGGATCCTGTCCCTTTCATTCAGAACAACGTGAATTTAATCCTTAACATGCTCGAATATGCGCGGGAAACAAAACCAGAAATATTCCTTCAGATTTCAACAGACGAGGTTTATGGAGCAAGTGCAAGTAAATTTGGAGATCTTCGGAAAGAGTGGGACGCAATCATACCCTCGAACCCTTACGCAGCTTCCAAAGCGTGCCAGGAAGCGATTGCAATCTCTTATTGGAGAACTTATGGAGTGCCTCTCATCATCACCAACACGATGAACAACTTTGGGGAGCTACAGCAACCCAACAAGTACCCCGTGATGATTCAGCGTGCGCTCATCGACGATAAGGAAATTACCATCCACGGCAAGGAAGGACTCATCGGCTCACGATCCTACATACACTCACGTAACTTCGCTGATGCGGTGCTGTTCCTACTCAAGAATTGTCCTCCCCACATGCACGTGCCTAACACCGCAGACCGTCCTGACCGCTACAACATCGCAGGTGATAAACAGCTCGATAACTTGGAACTCGCACAGGTGATTGCGAAACTCATGGGGAAGACATTGAAATACAAGCTCGTGGATTCACACACGGCTCGTCCCGGCCACGACCCGCACTACGGCCTCGACAGCACCAAACTGTACTCACTCGGATGGAAGCCACCACTCACCTTCGAGGAGAGTCTTAAAAATACGCTGGACTGGCAGACAGCACATAAGGAGTGGATACAGGATGTATGAGAAAGGTACGGCAGGAAATTGGCGGATTAGGTAATCTCCTCTTCAAAGAGGCATACATCTGGTCACAGTTTCGTGACAGTGAAATCCCTGACATCTACGTTCAGTCCATGAAGTATTGGGAGAAGTACCGAGAAGAGATACGCAACCGATTTGGAAATGGCATAGGGAAGGTAGACCGTATTGCTCTTCACATTCGTCGTGGGGATTACCTCAAAGTCTCGCAGTTCCACCGTGACCTATGGGAGACCGACTACTACAAAGAAGCAGTGAAATTGTTTCCCGGGGAAAAGTTCCTGGTGTTCTGTAAGGACAACCAGAGTGGACAACAAGATGAGGATGACCGGGTGTGGTGTATGGATAACATGCCATTCCTCCTCCCTGCAGACCGCTACGAAATGTATAACCACACCACTGAGACTGACGACCTCAACGCCATGGCAAGTTGCAAAGGAATCATTGGAGCTAACAGTTCGTTCTCATGGTGGGCAGCATTCCTTGGAGACAACGACAAGAAGGTAGTCATGCCACGAGCTGACAGATGGTTTGTGGATAAGAAAATTCGCTGTGAATTACCAAGTGAGTGGACAACGCTATGAAGGTGTTGATAACTGGGTCACTCGGACTCACCGGGCAAGCATGTGTTGACCTCTTCCTTTCAAAAGGATGGGAAGTCATAGGAGTTGATAGGAATATGCGCTCCCATTTCTTTGGGACTGAAAAACAGTACGCAAAAGCAGGACAAGAGAACATCCACTTTGACATTGATATACGAGACCTCGTGACAATGGAGGAGCTGTTTGAGCAACACACATTCAACGCCATCATCCACGCCGCAGCGCAGCCAAGCCACGACTATGCCACTGAGCACGTCCTAGAAGACTTCGATGTTAACGCACGAGCTACTGTCATCCTCTTTGAACTTGCGCGTAAGTATTGCCCTGACGCAGTCATCGTCCATGTGTCCACAGACAAAGTGTATGGGGAGAGAATGTTCGATGACTTGAAAGAATCAGATACAAGGTACGAGCCTATGTTCAAAGTGTGGGGATTCAATGAGGAGTTAGGACTCGACTTCGCAGGAGACCGCAGTTTCTTTGGCTGTTCCAAAGCAGCAGCAGATATGTACGCACAGCAGTACGCTGCACGGGGAATGAAGGTAGGCATCTTCCGCCCTGGCTGTATCACTGGGAAAGTCCACCAAGGGGCAGAACAACATGGCTTCCTTGCTTACCTCGCTAAATGTATTAAGGAAGGCAAGACCTACAAGATTTTTGGTCACAAAGGGAAACAAGTGAGAGACCAGATACACGCTAGTGACCTTGCTCGTGCGTTCTGGCATTACATCAATACTCCTTGGCCGGGAGAGGTGTACAATATCGGAGGAGGACCTTTGCGCAGTGTTTCAATTCTCGAAGCAGGTGCGATGATAGCAGAGAAGACAGGGAAAGAATTCAAGTATGAAATCCATGAGGCTCGTAAGGGAGACCGAGTATGGGATGTCCACGACACTTCAAAGTTCAGGAAGCACTATTCCTTTTGGAAGCAGAAGTACACATTACAAGCAATAATAGATGACCTTTTATGAGTTATAGATGGATGTACGGTGGCGCTCTCATTGGTAAAGAAGAGAAGGCAGCCATAATGAAGTTTGTTGATAAGAATTGGTGGCCTTTCGCAGAAGAAGGAGCAAAGTTTGAAGAAGAAGCAGCTAAATATCTAGGAACAAAATATGCAATCGCAGCAAACTCAGGATCGTCAGCAGGATTACTCGCCCTCGCCGCTCTTGAACTTCCGAGAGGACATGAGGTCATTATACCCGCTACGACATTTCCTACTATTTTTAATATTATTGTTCAGCTCGGGCTTGTCCCTGTTGTGGTGGATTCTAAGGTAGGAACCTATAACCTAGACCCGGATGAGATAGAAAGCGCTCTTTCACCAAAGACAAAGGCAATCATCTGTGTGCACGCAGTCGGCAACCCCTGTGATATGCCGAAGATTATGAAGATAGCTAAGAAACATAACTTGTATGTCATTGAAGATAATTGTGATGGGTGGGGAGGAACAATACACGGAAGAAGAGTTGGCAGTTTTGGACATCTCTCGTTTACGTCCTTCCACGCAGCCCATATTGTTGCAATGGGTCAAGGCGGTGGTGTCTTCACGAACGATAAAGAAATTGCCAGTAAGGTGCGCATGTACCGAGATTGGGGAAGGCAAAAGGACACCTCAAGCCGTACGAATCACAAGTGGCCAACCCTTCCAACTGACTACGACTCCCGATTCATCTATGAAAAGATGGGCTGGAACCTTTCGCCCTTGGAGTTACAAGCTGCAATGGGACGAGTCCAACTGAAGAAGACTGAGAACATCAAGAAGCGTCGCAGAGCGAACTACGAATACCTGTACAAACACCTCTCGCAGTTCAATGACCTCATCATGCCAACACCGATGAAAGGCGCTGACCCGTCATGGTTCTCTTTCCCGCTTACCTGTCTAGGTCCCCGAGGTCCACTCGTAGCACACCTCGAAGCATGTGGCATTGAAACAAGGTCGATGTTTGCAGGGAACATTCTGAAGCACCCAGGCTATCTGAAAGTGAAGCACCGAAAGGGAACGAGCCTCATGGAGGCTGACTTCATCCTTCATCAGAGCTTTTGGATACCATGTCACCCCCGCTACAAGCCGAGTGACCTTAAGGGAATTATTGACGCATTCAAAGAATACTATGCTACGGCTTCCACAGGTGACTCTCATCGCATTGACGAATAAGGACTTTGAAGGACATCAGCGAGCACTTAAGAAATCATGTGAAGGCATTGAATGGGGAGCAACAAAACTAATCTGGGATGAAGGAATCAAATCAATCGATGACTGGAATTACAAGATAATCTATGAACTCCACAACTATGTTCAAACAGATTACGCGTTTCTATTCCACGCTGACGGATTCGTATGTGACCCCCTACAGTGGCGTGAGGATTTTCTACGATACGATTTCATTGGCGCTCCGTGGCCTCTACCGCGCGATAACTACTCGTACCGAACGCCCGAAGGCGAGCTTATTCGAGTCGGAAACTCAGTGGGAATCCGCAGTAGACGCCTCCTTCAGCTACCCTCATTTCTCAAGATACCGTGGAAAAGCTACTATGGGAACACAAACGAAGACGGATTTCTCTGTGTCCACAATAGGAAGCTCCTCGAAAGCCACGGGTGCACATTTGCACCTATCCAAGTCGCCAAGCACTTCAGCAAAGAACATGAAATCGAAGAGAACCAAGGCATCAAAACCTTTGCGTTCCACCAAGTAGATACATGAGTACACTAATCACAGGACATCGAGGCTTTATAGGACGTAAGCTCGCAAAGGAGTTACGTGGGGCTAAAGGTATTGATGTACGATCTGGGGATAACCTCCTCACCTGTCAGTTACCCAAAGGAATCGATACCATCTTCCACCTTGCAGCGCAGTCAGACGTAGCCGCCTCATGGCGTGACCCACTCCATGACCTCGACAATATCCGCATCACCGCACGATTGGTACACGCCTACCCTGATGTGAAGATTATCTATGCCAATTCCTGTGCCTCAATGGATAAGAAATCACCGTACGGTTTCTCTAAATGGGCATCAGCGGAGTATCTGAAGAGCTTCCACACCAACTATGTGGATTGTGTATTCCCCAACATCTTTGGTGAAGGTTCTCGCAGTGTTGTAGATATATTCAAAGGGAAAGAGAAGGTGACGATATACGGCAATGGACAGCAGACGCGAGACTACGTGCATGTCGATGACATTGTTCGTGGACTCTTGATGGCAGTGAACTGGAAACCAGGAACGTACTACATGGGAAGTGGGAAGAGCACCACGGTACTCGAACTGGCGAAGGGAAAAGAGATTGTGTTTGCACCGCACAGACGTGAAGCATTTGACGTGAGAGTCCCGAACACCACACCACACGGGACTTGGAAGCCAATGATTGAGGTGTTAGAGTATTTGAATGAGAGACCAGAGAGGAGAGAAAAATTGTAATTGGAAGCCGGATTCAACGAATTATTCGACTATTCATAAATGGATTGTAAGAGAGTTTGGCAAAGCAACAGAATGTAAATTCTGTGATAATAAAATGGCAAAGAGATACGAATGGGCTTTGAGGAAGGGACGCGAATACAAGCGCGATGTTAATGATTTTATTCAGCTGTGTACTTCGTGTCACCATAAGTACGATGGACATGTCAAAAACCTGCCTCGTCCTAAATTGACTGCCGAAATTGTGAGAGAGATAAGGAAGGAATTTACTGACAGACGTGGTGAATTGACGAGGCTTGGCAAAAAATATGGAGTTACTTACTCAAATATAAGAATGATAGTAGACAGGAAGCGGTGGTCTAATCTATGTTAGCGTGCATCTTTCATAAAGGTAGTGGCCTTGGAGACCAGCTCCACCGCTATATCACCGTAAAGACTCTCGCACAGAGTAAGGGACGGGACTTTGGTGTAGTTTCCCCGGGAAACTTCAAGGGAGCCTCGTTCATGAATCTTGATATGGGGGCAACCCCACCTGAGGGGATGACCCAGTGGATGGAGAAGGACGTACGCGACGCAGAAGGCGATGATATTCGTAGCTATGACCCTGAAATCAATTTCGTAAAGGACAACACACTGATAGATGGGTACTTCGAGGATGATAAATACTGGAGATGGAGATTGGGAGTGATAACGAACTGGCTCAAAGTAGAACCACTCGACATCTCAGATAACACCTGTGTCATTGGATTTAGAGGTGGGGAGTTCTCAACTGACCCACGCCTGTTCCTCCCTTTGGGCTATTGGAACACAGCCATAGACCTTATGAAGTCACAGAATCCCCACCTCACCTTCGAGGTGCATACCGATGATGTAGAGAGGGCAAAGGCCTTCTTTCCTGACTTCCCCTGTGTTCACGATATAGGCACGAACTGGCGCTCTATCCGCTACGCACGCTACTCAATCATTGCAAATTCAGCGTTCTACATCATGCCGCGAATACTGGCGCACTATCACAACAATAAAGCATTTACCATTGCTCCCCGAGGGTGGGCACGAGCAAACATCGGTAAGTGGGCACGACCTGCTTGCTACTATCCTGAATTTTTATATGTGTAGTGTCGTCATTAAAATCAAGAAAGGACAGATATGGAGAAGTAAGACATCCGGTAGGCAATACCTCGTTGTCTCACGCACAAAGACAGACAGGTGGCGTACGGTAGAATTGACCAATAAACCGGGGAGGTACTCTTCGACGCACTCGTTCCTCCCTATTGTCTTAAATAAGAAGTTTGAACTAATGAATGCATGAAAAAATGTATTAAATGTAACAAGGAATTTGTTAAGCCAACGAGATATAGTTGGCGACAATGGGACGAAAAGAAATTGTGTTCAAGGCAATGTGCTGCTATCTATTACCATGAAAATTATCGTCATTCGTCCGAGACCAGAGAGAAATTACGCTTGGTTCACTTAGGGAAACCACAGCCTTGGAAAGAAGGCAGCAAGAGCCATCTCTGGAGGGGAGGGCGCACTAAAGAGGTTATATTGCTACGAGAGTCTGCACGCTACGGAGCCTGGAGGCGAGCCGTCTACGAGAGAGATAACTGGACTTGCCAGGAGTGCAAACAACGCGGAGGTAGACTCAATGCTGACCATATTAAATCCTTTGCGAGGTTTCCTTCTCTACGATTCGAGTTAGAGAATGGGAGAACGCTCTGCGAGGATTGCCATAGGAAGACACCAACATTTGGAGGGAGATCACGAGTATGAATAAAATACCTGCAATTTTAATTAACTATTGTTCGGACCCCACGTGGTTAAAAGACTATCCACAGCTTGATGTGACGCTCTATGATCGCTCTGATGATGGAGTACCGAGAGATTTAACCGTGTATGGAAAGGTGATACGTAGCCCGAACCTTGGAGATGTGGACTTCGATAAATTAACGTGGCTCGTAGAGAACTATGACAACCTACCTGAGGTATTTGTGTGGGGCAAATCGAACCTCTTTAAGTTTGTAGACCAAGAAAGTTTTAACAAAAGTGTTCAAAAGAGTTTATTTGCCCCACTCCTTAAACTAGACCATAAAACCTACTATGACCAATACGGAGAGGTGTGTAAGTACGTGGGGACAGAGCATGGAGCGATGTACGCAGAACGTGCAGACTCGTGGTACTTCAATGCAGGATTAGACAATAAGGGGAACTTCAGATCATGGCACGAATGGGCGTATGCCTTCAGATTGCCCGTAGAAGCCTTTGTTCCATTCCCTCCTGGTGGAAACTACATTCTGACCAGAGAACGTGTCCTACGCCATTCTAGAGACCTCTACGATGAAATGAGAAGCACACTCAACTATGCAGCGCACCCAGTAGAGGCGCATTGCTGTGAACGCAGTTATTTCTATCTATGGCGATAGTCGATGTATTTACCTACAACGGAGAACGAGATGTATTACGCATCCACCTATCAGCTACCCCCTGGGTAGATAAGTACATCATTTGTGAGAGTAAGACTACCTTCACGAGGAAACCTAAGGAACTGTATTTCTTCAGAGACCAGAGATATTTCAAACAGTGGTGGCCTAAGATTGATTACTACGTCATCAATGATAACTATTCTGATGAGGAGTTAAAATTGGCTCAACAAAGCCCTAATACAGTAGGTGCTGACCATTGGACTTGGGAGTTCTTGCAAAAGGAGAGAATAAAGAAGGGATTGGTGTCCTGCGGCGTGCAGGATGATGACCAAGTGTATATAGGGGATGTGGATGAGATACCCGAACAAGTTTCCCCGGGAAACTCACCCCTGAAGCTCAAGCTACGAGTCTATGCCTACTACCTAAACAACCGCTCAAATGAAGAGTTTTGGGGCACCTATGTAGCCCCGTATCGCTATATAAAAGACAAGATACTGAATCACGAGCGTAGCAGGACTGATATACGCACCGAGGACTATAAAGGCTGGCACTTCACCTCAATGGGTGGCTATGATGAAGTAAAGCGTAAGCTCGAATCATCCTATACCGCAGAAAGCTATTACACCCCTGAAGTCCAAGCCCACCTCAAAGAGAGACTTGGATCGGGCACCGATTATATGGGTAGGAATTTCACCTTTACCCTCAATGAGGCAGAATGGCCCGATTATATTAAGAATAATCGAGCCAAGTACCGCCATTTACTCCGAGATTAACCTCCGATTATATTGGTATTTCAATCCCTATCGCTCAAACGTGTGTCGGATGTCATTTCGTATCGAGCGTAGCCTCACCGGATTTCGCTTCGATTATATTATGATTCTTCCGTGGCCTTCCGCCTTTCTTCCCATTCTCACGGCTCGATGCAGCTTTGCGTTCGCTCTTAATTGAACCAAGTGCAACCGCTGCAGGATTCTTTTCAGTCATAGTGTCATTGTTATTTCGTAATTTTGTGTGGGCATATACCCTTGTTGTTGCGTCTTCCGATATTGCAGTTAAAACAGAGTATTTGTATTCCCGTCGGGTACTGTAGCCTTATCAAGGTTTCGTAAAGGGCGTATCCCTTGTATCTTGTGTTTGCTGTCCCGTGTTCTTTCCCGTTGTTTTCAATGTGGTCAACCGTAAGAAGTTTTACGGTGCTCTCACCGCAACAAGCACAAGATTGTCCGTAATGAGCGAGTATTTTGTGCAAATACTCAATAGCCTCGAGGCGTTGAGCCTCTTTTTCTTTTTTAGTCATAATCCTATTTAATTGTAAATGAGCAGCAACACTAGCAAGTGCTGGCAGTACTTTCTAACGTACCGCATAGAAGGCTCAAAAAGCCCTCTAGCGAGACACAAGATCCTCAACACAAACCTTGCCGTTCCAAGTCATCGCACCTCCCAAAGTGCAACCTGTCTCTAACCAAAACATATAACCTAACCCTAGTAAAAAGAGAACAACAAACGTTATTAATCTCATATACAAATAGTATATACCAAGCGTTAGGATAGTCAAGCAATCATGTGTGGATAACCTAACTGTATTGACTAAAACCACACCACACATAACAATGAACAATATGGCAACACTCCTACAGAAAAAACTGGCTCGAAAACGGCTTAAAGTCTGGCTTATTGCGTCACGTACTTCATCAACAGAAGCGCTTACGTTGAGATTAACTGCCTTCTCTGCTGCATAAGTACCAAAGACTT